AGTCCGAGTAGCCAACCTCTTGCCTTCGACGAAAACAAAACGCGTTAGCGGCGGCTGCACAAATTGTTAAAAATGTTGTGTCGGCCGCTGTCGCTGTGCCAATGCCTATCCAATCCTCAATGTCGGTCGCGGTTATCCATGTGCAAGTTGGGGTGAAGGCAACTGTGCCTGTGTAGATCGCAACAAAATCAACGTCGCTACCTGTACACGCAAACAAAATTTGATTAGGTACTGCAACCGTAACGTCATAATTAAATTCGCCTGTTGTGCCGTCAACGCCTACGTAACGATATTGCGGGCATGCCAACACGGTGTACGTGCCGTTAAACGGTGCGCCTAACGCGCCTACAACTACGGTGTCGCCAACCTGTATGTCGGTTGGCTCGAGCGTAGATATGCAGGCGTAGTTATCTGTTAATTGTTTGCTTGCTGTTGCGTACGTTGCCATGAGCGGTTTTGCCGCTTACGACTAGGCGACTGTGATCGACTGTACGAAACGTGAGCCTGCGGTTGCGTCTGTTGCGTCTTGAAAGAATGTCGCAAAGTAACCGTAGTACGAGTAGTTGCGACCCAAAAGTGCTGGGTCATCTACTGTCATAATGCCGCGTTGCTGTTCGTAGAACTCGATTGCTGGGGCGTGTACGACAAGCATTGTGCCTGACGCAAAGTTGCCGTCAACAACGATTTCAAGACCCATTGGGTTCATTCCTGACCATGATGCGGCTGAGCCTGCACCCAATGTGTTTTGACCAATCAGACCCGGTGCGCCGATTGCTGGGAATAGTGGGCGCTTGTCATTGTCAAGTTGACCGCCAAGTTTTTGCCACACGTCAACGCTTACTAGCAAGTGAGTTGCAAACAAGTTAGTTGAGTTGCTGATATTGAAAGCGCAACCGTATAGCGCATCCATTAACGATGTTGGGTTGCCTGCTGTAACTGTCCAAGTAAAACCCGATGTCTGTTTTGCGGTATTGCAAGCATCAGCCGCAATGTTGTCAGTCTCTTTAAGGTACTGACCTTGCAAGTCTGTCAAGATCGCGTTAAGCGCTGCTGGATCGGTAAAGTCAATGTCTTGTTGCGAGATAAACACGCCACCTGCAACGGTGCTACGTGTAACCGTATTTGCGCTAAGCGTCATTTTTTGATTTGTTACCTCTGAGCCTTCAGTTTGTACGCCTGCTGCGGTGTGCTGAGTAATGATCGGGCGAGTAAACGATTTACCTTGTCCGTTCGGCATTGCTCGAGTACCAATTGCTGACACTACTGGTCGCACAAAGTTGTAGTTTAAAAACACGTTGCCTAAAACTGGTTGTGGCAACAAACCCGGTGTATCAGTTGTCAAATCTTGTGCTAATGCAAATTGCAATGCTGACTGACTTTTTGCGGCAGCAAGTTTGTATGCCTCGTTGACTTTGCGGAATGTGTCGCCACCAATGTGCATAGCGGCCATGTATTCGCCCGGTGTTGGCATTTTAAATTCTTGTTTTGGTTGCGCCCAAAGTTTTTCAACTGTTGCGGTCGCTGCTTCAACTACTGGTGTTTCGATTTTGTCGGTCATGTCTGTTTCCTTTGTTGTCTCTTGATCTGATATTAACTCTACTACTGGCTCGGTTTGGTGGATACTCTCAACGGCTGTTTCGTCGGGTGCGCTAGCTGCAACGCGCTCAATGATCGCACCGCTAAACGCGCCCTCGCTAACAAGCGATAATTCTGACCAGTTAGCCGACTCAACAATCATCACGCCTTCCTCGTCGTAACTAAATTTTGTAGGTGTTACGCCGACCGATACAGCGTCAATAACGCCGTCATTAGCGAGCGTCAAAGCTTCATCGCCTAGTCGAGTAGCGCTAATCTTGGCCGTAAACAACATGCCTTCGGCGGTGTCCACGCGCTCAACAACTTTGCCAACGATCTGATTGGCGTCGTGTTGCATATAAAGTTTTGGGTCGCGCCCCGTGACTGGCAACGACCCCTGTATAAATCGCACTTTTGTGCCGTCAGAAATTGTTGCTGTTTCGTCGTATGTGACGGCTACGCCTGAGATTGAGCGCGACGGCAAACCCTCTGCCGCCGCTGCATCAACCGTGATCTGTGAAGGGGTTAATCGGATCATGTTGGTGATACTACTCTTTCGTTTGTTTCGGTTTGTGCATCTCGGTCGTCGCCCATTGAGTATTCGCCGGTGAGATATTGCTCAACGTCAAATTCGACATAAGTGCCGTTAGGTAGCACGCTATTTTGACTGAGTGTGCCGGCAATGCAATCGGCGTAAGCGCGTACGCCAAATGTCCACAAATCCATGCGCGACTCAGCGCTTGACTGATAAGAATATGACCCGACGCTGATACCTGCAAGGTATGGCGGTATGTTGCACAAACGTGCCATTTCCATTGCTTGAAATTCGGCTGACTCAATCAGCAACATTTTGTCAGGCGACGTCAAAGTTTCGGTGTAAGAAACAAACTCATTTAAAGCCGCTGTTTGATTTGTTTCGCGTGCTGAATTAAACGCCGCTGCAAGATCGGCTAATTCTTGTGCGCTTAACGGCTCGCCACCCGTCTGCCTTAAAATGCCTGCCGGTATTGCTGATGACGAGTTGCGATAGCGTGCCGCTTCAAGTTTTAACGCCGTAGCGATTGATTGTTCCGACATGTAAACAATGCCTTGTATCGGCGACAAAAATTGCACAACGTTTGCTGGGTCAAGTTCAGCGCCGTTAAACACAATTTGTTTAGACGGTGCAAACCAGACGGGACCAGACTGATCGAGCGTTTGACACATCGCGGAAGGCAAACGGCTATACGACGCTGGATATCCGTCTGCGGTGCGTGACGTGATATACCAAAATGCGCGACCGTAAAAAAATAGATCGTCAAATGTCCATGACAAAATAAAATTGTTTGGCACGCTTGGGTCTATGCGTCGCAACCATGTGCGTGGCGCTAACGGTATTTTTTCCATTTCGCTACCGTTCCACAATTCCGTCAGCATTTTTAAATTCATGCAACCAATGACGCTGGCCATAAGATCGCGCGCTCGACTAATAGTCGGCACACTCATAGCACGATTGCGTGCCGTACCCTCAACATAATTGTAATACTGTCCTATTGAATTTGCGCCGGCGTTTTGCCCAACGTATCCGCTACCGGCTGCGGCTGCCTTAGTTGGTTGCGGTGAGATCGCTGCTTTGTTTACGGTGCGGTTAAAAATGCCCATGCGCTAAGTATGCCACCAAACTAAATCACCAATGTGTATAGGCGACCGCCAATCCGTAACCGAGAAAGTAAGGCATCAGCGGCCGCCCGACAATACGTTAGCGACTGGCTGTCACGATCATCGGTTTACCTAACGCAACTGGCTTATTAACCATTGCAATAGCGAACACCAAACAACGTGCAAATTCAATTGGGCCGGGTGATCGTAGTGACGACAAAGTTAACGCACCTTGATTTTTGACTGCTACCGCTCGAGCGCAATGTTGACTTAACAACGATGAACCGTCATGCCTAACGCGCCCTTCAATGATTGCTTGTCGGGCTACGACTGTCCAGCGCATCAGTTCGCGGTTGCCGACCATTGATGATCGGTACGCAAACTTTTGTGGCATCGTCATTTCAAACGCAGGCGTAATCAACAAACGGGTCGTCGTGTCTTTGCATATTTCCTCAACCGCTGCCCAACATTCGGCGAGTGTGTCTTTAACAAATTGTTGGCATACCTGTATGTGTCCGTGTGCGTTTATGGCTGCACGCACGCCCACAAATCTGCATTCGTCTTGTGATTGCTCAATTGCCAGCACACCGCCGGCTGGCATTGGTAGATCGGTTTTCAAGTTTTCCCAAACGCCGGGTTGTAGCCAACCGTTTGCGCTGGCTGTCCACAAGTTGACGCTTGAGCGTAGAAACGCGTTGCGGTTTGGTTGCTCGGCTTCGGCTTCTAATACTTTGACGCTTAGCGTGTGACCAATTGCAGGGTTGGCTAGTAGCCATGCGTCAACGGTTAACGGGTCAAGGGTTGACGGTGGGCTGAACTCGGCAAAATATAGCGACGATCTAGTTTTTTCGTCTATCGCACGCAAACCCTGTTCACGCCATTTTTGCATTTCGGTGCTTGACTCGTCGCCGCTAGTGCTGGTCATAAATAGCATGGGGCTACGTCGAGTACGCATCGTCGGCAACAAACCGATTGACACCGCGTCGCTTGACA